GTCGCCAGGGAAACCACTGTTAGTATAAGTCACTCGATAACGTATGGCTACGATCAAAGGACCTTCACCAGTATCATCATCGGGGTTATCAGCCATAGGCATCTGAACGCAAATTCGGTGTAAGATAGAACATTTGAAAAACTGGTTTTCAAAGGAACCCAGAATAAGCATTCCTTCGTCTTCATCATCTATGCCCTCTTCAAAGTCATCACCTGATGAGGTAATCTTCACAGTTTCCAAGTCATAAACACTTGAATTGCTGGCCTCAGCAAAATGAGCACCAGCACCGGCAACCATATAAAGGGTTGCCTGAAACGGAGATTCTACAGCAGGATGATTAACACCATGTAAGGCATGGGCAATAGGAACGACAAAGTCGAAGGTTGTGAAGGATTGTGCCGGACCCGGGTTGGGTTCGATACCAACAAGTCTCTCAACTCCCCAACTCTTATCCCAAATGAACATTTTATGTAAACAAACAACCACAATATTAAACAAGAAGTGGTTTGAGATAGAGTCGAGGAAACCTCGGGGTTTGCGGAACCATACAAAAATGAGTGCGGGCAAACGAAACAGTACTTTAGCAATATCTTAACTTTGACGGCGGACACCGAGAGTGAGAAGAAGCCCATCAAGAGCTTCATGCTCACGTGCAACGGTGAGTTGCGTTTCCGCTGAACCATAATTGTTTATGTAGTAGGAGCAAACACCAAAGCTGAAGGCATGGTAAAGAAATTCTTCAATGCCATAGAGGTAACGTGTGAAACACCAAACACGGAAAATAATGTTTTCACACCAACGTGGCAATCGAATTTCGAGACCAGGAGCGTTGCGAACACCGCGGCGCATAGCTGGTCCCAAATAACGATAAGTGAACACAAGGCCCAACAAATAGGCCGGGGTGACACAAAGAATTTCTTCAAAACAAACCATGAACTTGTTGAAACTTAAGAAAGAAACAACGCTCGGTCCAGGGTTGAGCTCAACACCAATCAAAAGCTTTGGAGGAGGATCCTTTCTGCTGCGAACAGCAGCGGATTCAACAGAAGGCATGTGCATGTTGCGGCACTGGCGTTCACTCTTGATAGCTTTCTTCATGGACAACCATAAAGAAACATCACCTTTGAGTGACGCTGGCAAAAACTCATAAACACCAAGCAGCCAGTGTAACAACGCTTCCAACTTGAAGAATTCGGGATTAAACACACACTCCAAACGCAGAGAATTTAAAGTTTGCAAGAAATCTGCGGCATTTGACGGGGTGTCGAGTAACAGAATGGCCAATGCTTTATCAACATCGGCTAAACCGACCCAATAACCATCAACTTTAACAAAATGATGTTGACAGAACTCAAGATCTGAGAAATTAAGGTCTTCAGTATACTCCTTCAGAGTCATACCAATGGGACCCATAATTTTTTGAACAACACTCATATTGTACAAGGGTTTGAACATCTTGGGTGTAGATCCGAAATTATCATCACCCTGAACAAAGATGTCATTAATGTCGAGACATTTCTCATATCTCACCATTAAGGCGAGAGCTCGCAATTGAGTATCAGGTTTAGGATCATGTAAAACATCAAAGATCCGTTGATACCATGAATAAATCAAAGCGAAGAGATCCATCCAACAATTGTCTCGAAGTGTCATGCGTTGACCAGAAGCATTTCCACCATCCATCATGAAGATGAACCCATCCCAATAAGTAAAAACAAGACTATTAACAACCCAGTTGTAACAAGTCCATACGAGGGACACGAGAAAATGTTTCCGTTCCATTGTAAGAATAGGATCACGGATGACACGGAGACTGTACATGTAGTAAACGTACCACATGATGAACTTCTTAACAGTTGCTTCGAAGGTTGTCCAATCTCCAGCCCACAGCAGTTCATTACGAATATGTTGAAAATAAGTATGATACCAGCCGTAGAAAGGAGATGCACCAACGAAGCAATGAGCACCAATAGGATCACTGAGTAGGGCTGTTTCCATGAGTTGGAAAACAGCAGAACGAATCAAACCTATCTCAACTGATTCGGGTTGGAAGGTGCGAAG